AGCAAAAGAAAAGATCGTTGACTCAGAAGAAGATATATCTGCTGACAGACTTAAAAATGCTGCCGCTACTAAAAAGCTTTGTATATTTGATGCCTTTGAAATATTAAGTAAAATTCAAGAGGAAGAAAGTATGATTGCTGAATCAAACAATAAAGCAAATAAACCTGCATTTAAGGGATTTGCAGAAGGGAGATCTAAGTAATGGCGTACGAACAAACTTTATACAGGGTTGTAAAAGACCATATTAAACCGGCTGTAATTAAAAAAAAGAATAGATATTCCAAATGGGAATATGGATATAACGCTGAGTATGATACTGTTATAATTAGTAAAACAGGTAAGATTGGCGAGATCTATGAAATAAGTGGTATAATGATTGCGCTACCTAAAGCAGAAGGCGCAAAAGACCTAGGCGACGGCAAATGGAAAGCTGCGGAATACCCTAAACCATTAAAAAAAATTAAAAGTGTTCAAGATTGGAACGCTTACCCAAATAGTTTTAAAGAACAATGGCACCCATATATAGATGAAGAATTTGAAAGACGCGAAAAAGGTTTTTGGTTTATTAATAAAGGTAAGCCTACTTACATTACTGGTACTCATTATATGTACTTGCAGTGGTCCAAAATTGATGTCGGATTACCGGACTTTCGAGAATCAAACAGATTATTCTTCATATTCTGGGAGGCCTGCAAAGCGGATAAGAGATCGTACGGTATTTGTTACCTTAAAAATCGACGCTCTGGATTTTCATTCATGTCGTCGGGAGAAACAGTTAATTCAGCTACGATATCTTCAGACTCTAGATTCGGTATATTATCTAAATCAGGTGCTGACGCCAAGAAAATGTTTACAGATAAAGTTGTACCGATCTCGGTAAATTATCCTTTTTTCTTTAAACCAATACAAGACGGTATGGACCGTCCGAAAACAGAACTAGCATACAGAGTACCCGCTTCTAAATTTACAAGGCGTAAGTTAGAAGAGAACCAAGCAGCTCAAGAGCTTGATGGATTAGATACAACTATCGACTGGAAAAACACAGGTGATAACAGTTATGATGGTGAAAAATTAAAACTATTGGTTCATGACGAATCAGGCAAATGGGAAAAGCCAACTAATATACTTAACAACTGGCGAGTAACAAAAACTTGTTTAAGATTAGGTAGTAGAATTATCGGAAAGTGCATGATGGGGTCAACATCAAACGCTCTAGACAAAGGAGGTAAAAACTTTAAAAAACTATACGACGGCTCGGATGCGTCGGCAAGAAATAAAAATGGGCAAACTAAAACAGGTTTATACAAATTGTTTATTCCTATGGAATGGAATTATGAGGGTTTTATTGATCAGCATGGCTATCCTGTGTTTGATACTCCAACGAAAGAAACATTAGATCCTCAAGGTAATATTATTACAGAAGGGGTTATACAACACTGGGAAAATGAGGTTGAAGGTTTAAAAGACGATGCCGATGCTTTAAATGAATACTACCGACAGTTTCCCCGTACGGAACAACACGCTTTTAGAGATGAAGCTAAACAATCTATATTTAATCTTACAAAGATTTATCAGCAGATAGATTACAACGAAGAATTGAAGAACTCTGCTATGGTTACTCAAGGTAACTTTCAGTGGGAAAACGGAGTTAAGGATACTAGAGTAATGTTCTATCCTAATAAAAATGGTAGATTTTTTATTACTTGGGTTCCGGATCAAGAACAACAAAATAACTTAATAATAAAAAATGGCATTAAATATCCTGGTAATGAACACATGGGAGCTTTTGGATGTGATAGCTATGATATTAGCGGTGTTGTTGGTGGTGGCGGATCTAACGGATCGCTTCATGGATTAACAAAGTTTTCAATGGAAGATGCTCCGCCTAACCATTTTTTCCTTGAGTATATCGCAAGACCATCAACAGCAGAAATGTTTTTTGAAGATGTACTAATGGCTTGTGTGTTTTACGGGATGCCTTTGCTAGCAGAAAACAACAAACCTAGATTGCTTTATTATTTAAAGCGTAGAGGATACAGAGGTTTTAGTATAAACCGACCAGACAAAACATATAATAAATTATCTATAGCTGAAAGAGAAGTAGGGGGAATACCTAATTCAAGCGAGGACATAAAACAAGCACACGCTTCGGCTATTGAAACATATATAGAAGATTTTATAGGAGAAAAGAAAGATGGATATGGGGATATGTATTTACAAAGGACTTTAGAAGATTGGGCTAAGTTTGATATAAACAATAGAACTAAGCATGATGCTTCGATAAGTTCAGGGTTAGCTTTAATGGCTTGTAATAAACATAGGTATAATCCTAAAGGTATAACAAAAATTAAATCTTATTCTTTGGGTTTTAAAAAATATAATAACGAGGGAACTACTTCAAAAATAATATAATAAATGAATATAAGTACAAATACTAATAGCTCATTCCCGGATCAGGTTGTAAGTGATGCAGAGAAAGCAACGTGGGAATACGGGCTTCAGGTTAGTAGAGCTATTGAGCAAGAATGGTTCAATTACGGTGGAAGTGGTTCAAACCGTTACGCTACAAACTGGAATAATTTTCATAATTTAAGATTATATGCCAGAGGAGAACAAAGCGTACAAAAGTATAAGGATGAGTTAGCTATTAATGGCGATTTGTCTTATCTTAACTTAGATTGGAAGCCTGTTCCTATACTTTCTAAGTTTTCCAACATAGTTGCCAATGGCATAACACAAAAACAGTACGACTTAACTTCTTATGCTCAAGATCCAGAGTCTTTAAAGAAAAGAACTGATTTTGCAGAGGACTTGTTGTTTGATATGTTAACTAAAAACGAGCAAGCTCAAGCATCCGAGGTGGTTAACGTTAACTTAAGTAGATCTAATATATCACCAGACAATTTACCTGAGTCTTTAGAAGAAAGAGATCTTCACATGCAACTTAGTTACAAACAAGCTATTGAAGTGGCAGAAGAAGAAGCTATTAATACTGTATTAGCTACTAACGAATTTGATTTAACTAAATCTAGAGTAAATCAAGATTTGGTTAATATAGGAATAGGGGTAACCAAAACATCGTTTAATCCAGCTGAAGGCATTGTAGTAGATTACGTTGATCCTGCTTATTGCGTTTGGTCTTACACGGAAGATCCTCACTTTGAAGACATATATTACGTAGGCGAAGTTAAATCTATAACTATACCAGAGCTTAAAAAAGAATTTCCTAATATATCGGACGAAGAGTTAGAAAGAATTCAAGACATGCCAGGTAATCGAAGAATGATTCGAGGTTTTGAAAGCTATGATTACAATACTGTTCAAGTATTGTATTTTGAATACAAAACATATACCGACCAAGTTTTTAAAATAAAGAAAACAGATTCAGGTTTAGAAAAGGCAATTGAAAAAACTGATCAGTTTAATCCGCCTCCTAATGATAACTTTGAAAGAGTTTCAAGATCTATAGAGGTATTATATGAAGGGGCTAAGATAATTGGAACAGATATAATGCTTAAATGGGAAATGTCAGAAAACATGACACGACCAATGGCAGATACCACTCGCGTAGAAATGAGTTATTCCTTATGTGCACCAAGAATGTACAAAGGTAAAATACAATCTTTAATAAGTAAATGTGTAGGTTTTGCCGACGTAATACAACTAACTCATTTAAAAATACAACAAGTATTATCCAGAATGGTTCCCGATGGTATCTTTTTAGATATGGACGGTTTAGCTGAGGTTGATTTAGGTAATGGAACAAACTACAATCCAGCTGAAGCATTAAATATGTATTTTCAAACCGGTTCTGTTGTGGGTAGATCACTTACACAAGAAGGAGATATAAACAGGGGTAAAGTACCAATTCAAGAACTGTCTTCGTCAAATGGAATGGGTAAAATACAATCTCTTATTACAGCATATAATTACAATATGCAAATGATTAGAGATGTTACTGGATTAAATGAAGCAAGAGACGGATCTTTGCCTTCTGCTGATTCATTAGTTGGTCTGCAAAAAATGGCGGCTAATGCTTCTAATGTAGCTACTAAGCATATACAAGACGCTAGTCTTTTCTTAGCGCTTAGCACTTGTGAAAACATTTCTTTAAAAATAGCTGATGTACTAAATTTTCCACTTACTAAAAATTCATTAATGAATAGTGTATCTACATTTAACGTAGAAACTCTAAAAGAAATGGAAAACCTAAATTTACACGATTTTGGTATATATTTAGAAATGGAGCCTGACGAAGAAGAAACAGCTGAGCTGCAACAAAACATACAAATAGCTTTACAAACGAAAGAAATAGATATTGAGGATTCGATAGACATTAAACAAATCAAAAACCTTAAGCTTGCTAATCAAATGTTAAAGCTTAAGCGCAGAAAGAAACAAGAAAGAGAAGAAGCCTTAACGCAAAAGAATATACAAGCTCAAGCTGAAGCTAATGCTCAAGCTTCTGAAAGAGCAGCAATGGCTGAGGTTGAAAAACAACAAGCTCTTACCGCAGAGAAAGTGGCTATCGAACAGGCTAAGTCACAGTTTGAAATACAAAGAATGCAAACTGAAGCTCAAATAAAAAAGCAATTAATGGCAACTGAATTTGAGTACAATATGCAATTGGCTCAAGCACAAATAGGTGCCACTAAAAATAAAGAAGCAGAAATAGAAGATCGCAAAGACAAACGAGTAAAAATACAAGGCACTCAGCAAAGCGAACTTATACAACAAAGACAAACAGAAGGTATGCCTAAAAACTTTGAATCACAAGGCAATGATGTGATGGGGGGATTTGATTTATCTTCGTTTGACCCTTCTTAAATAAGTATTTAATAATTATATAATATTATATCATGAATGAACAAGTAAAAACGGAAGGATCTTTTAAGATCCAATCCAAGCCTAAACTAACTGACGAACAGTTGGCGGCTAAAAACAGGGAGCCTTTAATCGATGTTCCCAGTAATGTAACCCGAGTAGTAATTCCTAAAGAAGAAAAAGATGCCGTTCAAGAGTCAAGCTCAGATGGTGTGGATGAGAATAAACAAGCCGAAGATGTACAAAAAGTGGAGGAAGGAACATCCGAACCAGTCATTAAAGAAATTACCGAAGAAAAAGAAGAACTAGAAATAAAAGCTGAAGAACCAGTTATAGAACCAGCTCCTGTTCAAAATGATTTACCAGAAAATATAACTAAACTGGTAGATTTATGAGAGAAACAGGTGGAACTATGCAGGATTACCTTAGGCTAAATACTAACTACGAAGATGTAGATAGAGACGTTTTAGTAAAAGAATACTATAAAAGCACTAAGCCTCATTTGTCACAAGAAGAAATCGATTTTATGATCGAAGATACTTTTGCATTTGATGAAGATATTGATGAAGAGCGAGACATCAAAAGAAAAAAACTCGCATATAAAGAAGAGGTTTCAAAAGCCCGTAAGTTTTTAGAAGATACTAAAGAAAAATATTATGATGACATCAAGTTGAAGTCGCCAAGTCTTTCTGAAGATCAACAAAAAGCATCGGACTTTTTTAATCGATATAAGGAGGATCAGGAAAGAAACTCCCAAAACCATGAGAAGTTTAAAACTCAAACTGAACAATTATTCAATAAAGATTTCGAAGGTTTCGATTTTAGTTTAGGAGAAAAAAAGTTTAGGTATGGAGTACAAAATGCTGCTCAGGTGGGAGAAAAACAATCAGACATCAGTAATTTCATAGGGAAGTTCCTTGGGGAAGATGGCACGATTAAGGATACTAAAGGGTATCACAAGGCTTTATATACAGGAGCAAATGCTGATAAAATAGCAAATCACTTCTACGAACAAGGCAAAGCAGATGCTATTAGAGATGTTGTAAACAAATCTAATAATACATCTACTGAAGCTAGGAAAGCAGCACCAGTTGAAAGTGCTCGTTTTGGTGCGTATAAAGTCAAATCAGTTTCTGGAGCGGACTCCGCAAAATTGAAAATTAAAAAGTTTAAAAACTAATAACAATGAGTTTATTACCACAATTTGGGAGCATAGTCCCATCACAAACACAGCAATTACTTGCTACAAACTATTTACAATGGAATAACAACGGCGGAGGCGGTGGAGTTCCTACTAACTTTGCTGATTTTGCTCAGCAGTATTTACCAGAAATCTACGAAGCAGAAGTAGAGCGTTACGGGAACAGAACGTTATCTGGATTTTTAAGAATGGTTGGTGCTGAAATGCCAATGACATCTGATCAAGTTATTTGGTCTGAACAAAACAGATTACACATCTCTTATGCTGGAGTATCTCAAGCTAACGGAGCTGGTACATTATCTGTAATTACTCTTAACCCTGGCGCTGTTGCTGGAGTTAGTAATGTAATTTCAGTAAATGATACTGTTGTTGTTTTAGATCCAGCTACTGGATTAGAGGCTAAAGGTATTGTAACAGCATCTACACTTGGAGCGGCTGGAACAATTACTATTCAGTCATTTGCTGGAACAACTTTGACTACTCAAGGTTTTTCTGCAACTGGATTAAAAGTATTCGTTTACGGATCTGATTATTCTAAAGGAACTACATTAGCTGCTGGTGGCGCTGGAAACTCAGCCGCTAGAACTAGCGTAGAGCCTGTATTAACACAGTTTTCTAACTCACCAATCATTATTAGAGATCAGTACGTTGTATCTGGATCTGATACTGCACAAATCGGATGGGTAAATGTAGCGACTGAGGACGGAACTGACGGATACCTATGGTATTTGAAAGCTGAGTCTGAAACACGTTTACGTTTTGAAGATTACTTAGAAATGGCAATGGTAGAAGGTGAATTAAATGCATCTACTCTTAACCCATTAACTCAGCCGGGAACACAAGGTTTATTTGCTGCTATCCAAGATAGAGGTAATGTAGAAACTGGATTCACAGCTGCTAACGGATTAAATGAATTTGATGCTATCCTTAAAAACCTTGACACTCAAGGAGCGATTGAGGAAAACATGTTATTCTTAAACCGTCAAACTGCTTTAGACTTTGATGATATGCTTGCAGCTATTTCTAGCGGAGCTACTGGAGGTGTTGCTTATGGATTATTTGAAAATTCAGAA